GAGAAGAAGTTTTTTGTTCTCAGGCGCGATGGTAAATTAATTGGGTTTTGCAATTATGCGTTTATGACGCGAGAGGAGATAGACGAGGACTTTTATAATGGTGAAGAAGTTTTTTGTCGAAATGACGGAAAGATCTTGCATTTTTGTACACTTGTGTGTGACTCTGGTCCCAAGGATGTTTTGAAATTCACGCGCTATATACAAGATCAGATTTCTAAGTTATATAGGGATGAGGATTTAGAAATTAGTGCGACAAGATTTTATGCACGGGGATCTCGTCGTCTTTGGAAGGCGGGCAAGAGCTATAGGAGATTATGATGGTAGGCATCAATCTATTTGGATTTCGTAAATTTGAACTTCTTCGAGGTGGAGATGGCGGCGGCGGCGGTGAAGGTCCCGGCGGTGTTGATGGAGATCTAGGTGAATTTGGTGGAGCTGGAGCAGATGTAAGTGGAGCGGGCGGTACGGCTGGCACGGGCACTGGCGGTGTTGGTCCAGGAGCTGCGGATGCTTCTTTTGGAGATATTAGCGGCGTAGATGCGGCAGTTGCTACGGGTGATGCTGGAGGATTTGATTTTGGTGCAGCGGAAGCGGACGCTGGAGGATTTGATGCAGTAGATGTAGGTTTTGGAGCTGGCGACATGGGGATGTCTTCAGGCGATCTTGCTGGTTCTGATGCGTTGGGTGGACTTGGTGAGGTTGATGTAGCGAATCTTGGTTCTAATGTAAGCTTTGGTGTTTCTCCGGGACAGGCAGCGGCTCAAGTTGGCACGGGTTACGGTGGTTTGTTTGGCGGAGTGTCTGAAGATACTTTAGGCATGATAGATCCTGTAGGTGATTCCTTTGGCGCGGCGCAAGCGATGGAAGAAGGTATTGCGGCGGATGCAGCGGCTTTTGATCAAGGTATGAGCGGCTTGTTAGGTGGAGATGCTGTTTCACCTGTAGATTTTACAGCGGCTGATGCGGTTACGTCAGATGCGGCTATAAATCCAGCGGCATTGGCGGCGGCAACGGGTATTGTTGGTGCGGGTATTGCCGATCCAACAGAAACGGGCATTCAAGATCCATCAGGCATTACTGTTCTTGATGCTATGACACCTGTTGGTGTTCAAGATCCATCAGGCATTACTGTTGATACAGGTCTTACAGGTGATCTTGAAGCGTTGAGCACTTCTCCAGTTGGTATTGACGCAATAGCTTCGGTTAACGAGGCTTTGAACAATCAAAACCCTAACAACCCAGCAGCCGCAGAGTCTTTAATGGGTGCGCCAGTTGGCACGGGCATGGATGTAACAACACCTTCAGGTACTATGGGTCTTCAAGACGAAGATGTAGATATGCAGACTCAAGACTTAGGCACAGGTGTAACAGCGGCGGATCTTTATGGAACAAGTCCTCTTACGGGACAGCCAACAGTAGCGATGGATCCAGGAACAGCGCAAGCAATGACGGGCGGATCTACGACCACGACTAACAATACGGGCATGAACTTGGCCCAAGATCAAAACTCTCTTGAGGCTGCGAACCAAGCTGCGGCTATGGATGTCCTTGGTGCACAGATCGGTGCTGGAAATCTCACAGGCAATGAGGACATTGATCAGGTTAACCAAGAATTAGCTAAACAAGGCGTTCAGATAGATTCTGGTCTTCCCGGACTACTGGGAACTGGAGTTGATGCTTTAAATCAAAACTATCAGTTAAACCAGAATCAGAACATATTAACACAGTTGGCTCAAGGATCTAACGCTCCTAACACGGGTATTCTTGGAACGGGGATCGGCGCTGTAGAGAATGTTAACACATATCAGCCTGCTTATAATGCTCAAGGTCAGATAGTTGGTTCTGTTGCAACGGACGCGGCTGGAAATGCTGTGGGCGGTCCAGCTGGGATCACAACGAATGTTGTTGGTGGTATTAATGCAATGCCTGAATTATTCTCAAATGCCGCTGGCACGCAAACTTTTACAGGTGCCAATCAAGCTGTTAGTGATTTCCAAGATATGGCGGCAGCGAGTAAAAGCAGCGACGAAGGCCCGCCAGAAGATGTAACATCTGTTGATGCAAACGGTTGTGTGATTGGCGCTGAGTTTTTTGATGGTCAGAAATGTTCGCCTATTCAATCTGGAACAGGAGACGGCACTGGCGGAGGTACGGGTGGCGCATATACGCCTTATAGCTATCAGCCAGGACAAGGAACCATGCTTCGCCCAGACTTTTCTGATATGTACACTTCCAATGTTCAGTTTAACACTCTTAATCCTGGTGCAAGTAACATGAATTTCTTAAAACCAGCGGTTAATCCGTATGGAAACTTTGCTGGCGGCGGGATTGTACCGATGATGAGGAACTATCCTGTTAGATGAGCCTAGAAACAGTACCCGAAGAAGCTCTTCGTGAGATACTTTCCCTAAAACAGGCGCAAGTACGGCTCTCTGTACGCGAAGAAGCTAAAGATAAGTTCATGCCGTTTGTTCATCATGTGTATGAGGGCTTTATCGAGGGGCGGCATCACCGAGTTATTGCTGAAAAACTGGAGTTAATTGCTCAAGGTAAGCTAAAAAGGCTTATTGTTAATATGCCTCCGCGTCATTCTAAGTCAGAATTTGCTTCTTACCTCATGCCTGCGTGGTTTTTGGGTCGAAATCCGAAGTTAAAGATCATTCAGGCCACCCATAACACGGAGTTGGCGGTTAGATTTGGCCGAAAAGTGCGAGATTTGCTAGAGGATCCCCAATATAAGGACGTTTTTCCTAATTCTGAGCTAAAAGCTGACAGTAAAGCGGCTGGAAGATGGGAAACGGAGCAAGGAGGCGAGTATTTTGCGGCTGGTGTGGGTGCTGCGGTGACAGGTCGTGGTGCTGACCTCTTTATCATTGATGATCCGCACTCGGAACAAGACGCATTGAGCGAATCTGCGTTTGAAAACGCTTTTGAGTGGTATACTTCTGGCCCAAGACAGCGTTTACAGCCTGGCGGAGCGATTATTGTGGTTATGACGCGCTGGGGCATGAAAGATTTGACTGGAAGACTGTTAAAAGCGCAAGGATCTGACGTTCTTTCCGATACTTGGGAAGTTGTGGAGTTTCCAGCGATTATGCCCTCAAATGAGCCATTATGGCCCCAATTTTGGGGAAAAGATGACCTTTTAGCGGTAAAAGCGTCCCTTCCTGTAGGTAAATGGAATGCTCAGTGGCAACAGCAACCAACCGCTGCAGAGGGTGCAATTGTTAAAAAGGAGTGGTGGAACCTGTGGGAGAAGGAAGAGACCCCTTCTATCAAGTACATCATACAAAGTTACGATACAGCATTCTCTAAGAAAGAGACTGCGGACTACAGTGCGATCACGACTTGGGGTGTCTTTAATCCTGAAGACGGTGGCGCAGACCATATTATCTTACTTGATGGTAGAAGAGGGCGTTGGAACTTCCCAGAGTTAAAAGAGGTTGCGGGTGAGGAGTACGAATACTGGGAGCCAGACATGGTAATTATTGAGGCCAAGGCATCAGGTACACCTTTGACGGACGAGCTGCGTCGAGCGGGCATTCCTGTCATGAACTATACACCGGGCAAAGGACGTGATAAGGTGACGAGAATGCACATGGTTGCACCCTTGTTCGAGGCGGGTATGGTATGGGCACCAGAGAAGAAGTTTGCAGATGAAGTCATAGATGAATGCGCTGCATTTCCCAATGGTGATCATGACGATTATGTAGACAGCATGACGATGGCTCTGATAAGGTTTAGACAAGGCGGATTTATTACGCTAGAAGGAGAAGACGACATGAACGGCGAATGGTATCCGAAACAGAGGGAGTACTACTAATGGCTAGAACACCATCACTTGTTGATTCAGGATTTATGCAAGGTGGAGCATCTGAGGATTTACCGTCTGTAGATGTAGAGATACCTCAAGTAGAAGATTTCGCTGGAGGTGCCGAAATCATTCAAGACGGCATGGGCGGTGCAATTGTTCAGGCGTTAGCTGAAGGCGGTATGCAAGAACAAGAGATGATGGCTCAAGCTTACGATCATGACGCAAACTTGGCAGAAGCATTACCTGACGATATTCTAGGAGAGATATCCACGGATCTTAGGGACAAGTACGAAGAAGACTTGGAGTCCAGTTCCGAGTGGCGAGAGGCTTATACCAAGGGTTTAGATTTACTTGGCTTGAATTACTCCGAGCGTAGCCAACCGTTTCAAGGAGCGTCTGGTGTTACGCATCCATTGATCTCTGAGTCTGTAACCCAGTTTCAAGCGCAAGCTTACAAAGAATTATTGCCCTCTGGCGGTCCAGTAAGAACTCAAGTTCTAGGTGCACAGTCAGCGGAGCGTGAAGCGCAGTCCATGCGCGTTAAAGAATTTATGAATTACCAGATTACGGAAGTGATGGAAGAATTTGACCCAGACATGGATCAGATGTTATTTTATTTACCACTATCTGGTTCTACGTTTAAGAAGGTTTACTTTGATGGCCCCAAGGATCGAGCGGTATCTAAGTTTGTAGGTGCAGAAGATCTAATCATTCCTTATACAGCGTCTGACCTTATGACAGCGCCTCGTGTTACCCATGTTTTACGCATGGACGAAAACGAATTACGCAAGATGCAGGTTGCTCAAGTGTTTCGTGATGTGGAGATTAGTGCATCTGATGACAGCGAGGATGATGAGGTTAAGGAAAAGATCCAAGAGTTAGAGGGCGTTAGTAAATCTTACTCAGATGATGTGCACACTTTACTAGAGATACATGTTAATCTGGATATAGAGGGTTTTGAAGATGTAGGGCCTGAAGGGGAACCAACGGGTATTAAGTTACCTTACATTGTGACCTTGGATCATGGTTCTGGCGAAGTATTAGCGATACGCAGAAATTATGATGAAAACGATCCATTTAAGCGCAAACGACAGTATTTTGTGCATTACAAGTTTTTACCTGGTCTTGGTTTTTATGGCTTTGGTTTAATACATATGATTGGTGGTCTTGGTCGTGCCGCCACGAGTATTTTACGCCAGCTTATAGATGCTGGAACCTTGGCTAACTTACCTTCTGGCTTTAAAGCCAGGGGTATTCGTATTCGTAATGATGACGAGCCGTTAATGCCTGGGGAGTTTAGGGACATTGATGCTCCCGGAGGCGATATAAGGGGTTCTATTATACCTCTTCCATTTAAAGAACCTTCTGCAACACTTGCACAGTTGTTGGGATCTTTAGTTGATGGCGGTAGAAGATTTATTTCTATTGCTGATCAACAAATAAGTAACATGAGCCAAGAAATGCCTGTTGGCACAACTGTAGCTCTTTTAGAGCGCGGCATGAAAGTAATGTCTGCGATTCATAAAAGGCTGCATTATGCACAGAAGACAGAGTTTAGATTATTGGCGAGGATATTCTCGGAGAACTTACCTCCAGTTTATCCTTATGAAGTTGTCGGTGCGCCTTCGGAGGTGAAAGCAGAGGACTTTGATAGTAGGGTTGATATCCTCCCTGTTTCAGACCCTAATATTTTCTCGATGGCCCAGCGTGTAACCTTGGCTCAGACGCAGTTGCAACTTGCACAGTCAAATCCGCAACTGCACAATCTGCAAGCCGCGTATCGGCGCATGTATCAAGCTTTAGAGGTTCAGAATATTGATGAAATATTACCACCGCCTCAAGAGCCACAGCCTATGGATCCAAGTATTGAGAATGCAAGAGCCTTAATGAACGAGTTGCTACAAGCCTTTGCAGAACAGGATCATGACGCTCACTTAGCGGCACATATTACCTTTATGGGTTTGCCTATTGTTCAGACATCACCTCAAGTATTAGGCACGTTTTTT